AAGTCCCCGATCTTATTCCAGGTATATTCGATTTCGGATTCATCAATGCCGGTCAAAGCAGAAACAAACGGTACTACTACATTATTCGTAGTCCAATCGCCTATCTCACCCAAGCCGTGAAGCAGCTTCTCGCCGGCATTATCTCCCGGGAGGCCGTCCCACCAATCCTCAATCGTCAGGGTGATCTCACCGAGGGCCCCGCCGATCAGTTCTCCTGCTGACCGAATGACTGTCCCTAAGGTACTGAATGCCTCGCTGACAACCTCTCCGAGATTGAGTCCGGCAAGGAGATCCTTCAAGTCTTTAATCAGCTTACCTCCGAATTCATCCCACTCATGAGAGTCAAGCCATTCCTTTGCCTCTCCGAAGATTCCGAGCACACCGTCATGTATTGCGGTGCCGAATGCCTGGAAATCAAACTCTTTTACAAAACCGATGAGCGTATCTAATACGAGCGTGAATTTACGAACGGTAAGCCGTCCGAGTGTATTCCAGTCAATATTCTTAATCGCATTCGAGATCGAGGTTGCCAGACCGGATCCGAGCTTCTCAAAGTCTACGGTTTTCAGGAAGGAATACGAGGTCTGAATAGCAGCTGTCAGTTTCGTTCCGATTCCTGTACCGATACCGGCCCAGTCAATCGCATCAATGCCCTCATTGACCTTATCTCCGACGATTTCACCGAGACCAAACCAGTCCTGATTGATAAACGCTTCTTTCAGGCGCGTAGCAAACTCCCCGACAGAATCATCGATCTCCCGTTCCTCAAACATGGATGAGTAATCCACACCCGTTCCGGATCCTCCACCGGATCCCGTACCGGAACCGGAGTCAGGCTTCCCGAGAATATTCAGTTCATCAAAACCGAGAAGATAACGCTTGATGTCATCGGATGCCTTCTTTGCAGATCCGCTTGCGGATTTCGCAGCATCTCCCCACTGCGTTGCTACCTTTTTCGCTGCGGTGTATGAGCTCTGTCCTCCCAGCTTTGCAAAGAGCTGATTGATTAGATTCAGCAGAGTTACGATCTTGTCGATGATAAACTCGATCGCAGGAGCAAGCGCATTCACGATCGGAGCTGCCATGGCACCGAGACTGTTTTTGAGATACAAAGTCGAGCTTGCGAGTCGATCCATTGACTGCGCAAACTGTCCTCCGATCATAAGAGAATAGTTATATAGATTTTTGAGACCTTCTGAGAAACCCTGCGTGATAGCTTTGATCATGCTGCGGATTGCGCGATACATGATAATTCTCTTAATACGACTCAAAAATCCACCAAGGGAGCTTGTGGCATTCTTTACCGCGGCCGCAAGTCTGGATCCGATCAGTATCGGGAGACCTGCAATCGATGTAAACAAAGATTTTGCAGCGGAAGTACTCTTCACAAATACATTGTGCAGTAATCCGACTTTCGGAACGGCTGTGGTTACAGACTGTGTAACCTGCCGGATAGATCCGGATACGGAGCTCATAGACCGTACTGCATTTGAAAGCGCAGTAAGATTAGCCGCAGCATTCGGTGAGATACTGTTAGCCGCAGCCGCTATATTCCGGATCTGATTTGCAATGTCTCCGCTGATCCGAAGATTACTGAGGGCTCTGAGTGAACCGAGTGCACCGCCGAGAGCCGTAAGATTTCCTACCGTATTCGGATTCATGTTTCCCGCGGCATTCGCTATTGCATTTATACGACTTGCAAGATTCCCCGGTATACGAATACGCCCGATACCATGCAGACCGGACAGAGCACCGGAAAGCGCACCAAGATTAGCCACCGCAGGCTGTAAATTCATAGCACCGAGATTCTGCATAGCAGCTCCGAGATTGTTCAAATTTGAAATCGAAGACGGAGATATCCCGTTTACAGCATGTGCAATCTGGCTGATGTTTTTCGGTACGCTGGAAGAAATCTGCACATTATTCAGACTGTTCAATCTGCCGAAACTCTGTGCCAGATTGTTCAGCTTTGCATCGAGACCGTTCAGAGAACTACTCAGCTGATTCATACTGTTTGCAAACTTTGTAAAGTTCGCATTCCCGGACACAGCTGTATTAAGTCTGTTCAGGCTCGCCACCAGCGCATCCACACCTTTCGCGGCTTTGTCAGATGATGACTCGATTTGAAACTCTAAGCCTTCTAACTCAATCGCCATTTACCTCTCCCTCCTTTCTTTCAAATTTTTTATTGAATTCATTGACCATTTCGATAAACTTAGCCTTATCCTCTTCCATCCGTCTGCGCTCTGCTTCTTCTTCCTGCTTCTTTGCCTCAGCCTCAGTAAGCGGTATCGGTTCACTCCGATATGGAAGCGGCTTATGCACTTTACTGAAAGCATTGATCACAGGTGAGCTATCTACCAGAGCCTCATAGATATAGAATCCTTGCAGCCATAATTCCTCATTCCTGCGATTACGCATCAGCTGATCTGCCTTGCGATAATATTTAGCAAGAGTGCAGTCCCCGTCCCAGTACATTTCCGGAGTCATACCGATCGACAGATAGAAGGGAAACTGGTCTTCAAAAGTTTTTCTGTAACGCAAAAGGGGCTGACGGCCTTTATCACCGCCGCCCCTTTCATCAGAGCGTGCAGACAACGAATCCGTTACCAATTCGCTGTCCACTCCACGTTTCCCGTCTCACTGTCCGGCTCATCCATGAGCGTCATGATAGGTTCGTTGTACATCTCTGCCAGCTTACCGAGGAGATCCTCTTTATTCGGGATTCCGGCATAGATCTCATCGATCACAGCCTTCTTCTCAAACCGGTGATGTGCTTTGAACGCTCCTGCGAAAAGAGCGGGAATAGCAGTCATGGGAGTTTCGTCGATGGTCCGTACGCGGAAACCTTCGTCCTCCATCTGAGCTACTGTCTTACGTGTGAACTCCAAGGTATATTCCTTGTCCTTATAAGTAAACTTGATCTGTTTAGCCATTGCTAAATCCTCCAATCTCGAATTGTGGTTCTTGATCTGCTTATGATGCTACGATAACCGTAGACGGAGCAACCGTGATGGTCATGTTGCGGACTTCGTTCACGCCGCCGCCGTTTACATATACGGACAGCTGACCCTTGAAAGTAAACTTACCTTCGGATCCTGTCGGTGTCGGAACGCCATCGGATACGGTAGCGCCGAACCATACAGCCAGATCCAGATCAGTTCCTTCAAGAGCTTTGAGGGCTGCGAAATTAGTCTTATCGTAGTTTGCCTCGAAAGACATAGCCTCATTATTCTGGAGACCCAGAATAAAAGTCTTCATGCCATCGGAAAGGGTTGTGGTTTCCAGAAGCTCAGGCGCAGAGCCGAGATCCGGAAAACTCTTAATATCCACCAGCTTTGCCCAGGTGAGTGTGCCGGAGCCGGTGCCCTTCATCAGGAACGACTTATACGTGCTTGTTGCTGACATAGCATTTTACCTCCTGTAATAGTTTTTGCCGTCTGTGGCTACGCGATAGCGCATCACCAGACGAAATATTGAATTATCCATCATGTTCGGAACCGGTGTCACGGCCATCCGCCGGAAGTTAAAGGGCTTCAAAAGATCATCGATCGCTTTGGCTATTTTTTTACACTCACTCTTGCGCCCTTCTTCCTTGTTTGAGTAAATATTGATCTCAAACATACAGATCGCCACTTCATAATCACCGGTATCCATCGTTGCACGCATGATGGAGTTATCCGATAATACAATCGAAACGTGAGGAAATGCGGACGGTGCATCCACAAAGACACTGGATGTGTCAATGCCGGGAAAATCCCGACGCAGCATATTCACGATCTTCGTATATACTTCATTTTCGGGATCGATCATACATACACTCTCCTTGCTATCTCCTCGAATTTATCTTCCAGCTCGCGCACTGTCTGATACATACACTGATTTGCAGGATTACCGTAAGTGTGGATCATTCCTGCGTGCTTACCTTGTGTGATCACCGTACCATTTGTGCCGGGATTCCCGTCATATCGCCAGCCACCGGGTAATTTACCGAGGCCGTGACCGTACCCACCACGGATCATTCCGTTCTGAGCAGCTTCCGGGTGATCATCCGGATAAGTGATACCGGTTCCAAACTCAATAAACAGTACCGCATTTCCGACCGCAACAACCGCAACCTTACCATCTCCGCGCTCTTCGACTTCGCAGGATACGTCATTCGTACCATCATAAGCCGCACTCTGGAATTTTGCGGAAGCAATATTCATTCCTTCGTCAGCCAGAGCCTTTAAGAATTCCTCTGTCTTTTCAGCCAGCCATTTCTTCCAGGCCTGCAATTCCCGGATCGCGCGTCCGATATCGGCTGTGTTCAGTTTCATGCGGATCGTTTTCATGATACTTTCACCTTGCTTATCGCTATGGATATAAGATTCAGCGACTTCGCAACCCGGAACACCTTGTAATCAAACCCAAAAGGTTTCCCATTCAGGAATTCCGGTTCTGTCTCCACAAAGAGAACCGTGTTCTCGTCGATCGGACAGGACATATCGTCCGTGATGATCACCTTATCGTAGGATTCGAGGTTTCCGAAGGTTTCCGCCTGCGCAGTCCCCCTTGCAGGAGATACGTTGCAGCGAAGAGCCACCGGCTCGTTATATGCCATCAGCGGTTCACCGGTCTCGTAGCCGTCATCATCCCTCATCTCGGCGCGTTCTTTGAATGTACAGTACCATATCGTTGTGAGATTCCTATTGAGTAGTCTCATAGTACCTCCCCCTTCGGTACGATCCTGCGGAGAAGAGCTGCCGGCACATCTGAGCTCGAATACTGTCTTACAACACCATTCTCACTGTGTGCCGTCTCGCCCTCTGCGCCTCGCTTCTGGATCATGTAAGCTGCGATCTCAACCTGTGTTCGATCATACTTTGCGGGCATCTCTTCGGTACCGTCCCCGAAGGGGTACGCTCTCTGTAATACAATGCCCTCTGCGAGTGTAAGATAGGTGGCTAACACGTCGGTATCAGATTCACCTGTCATCGCTATAAGCATTTCCTGCTTTTCGCTGTTCGTCATGTCAGCCACCTCCTTTTGCTACTTATTCCGCAGCTACGGTACACTCATCAGAGTAAACCGTGCCGGTTGCAGAACCGCTTGCAGTAACCTTGCAGCGATAGTGCTTCTCAGCATCAGCTGCCTTAACGGTCAGCTCGCTGGTGTTGTAACCGGTGTAAGAACCGGTAAGATCGGTCCATGTGGTCCCGGTCTTAGCTCTGATCTGCCACAGGTAAGACAGAGACGGATCGGTTCCCGGAACGATGTTGTAGTTTACACTTGCAACACCGACCTTAGCCGTATCGCTTGCTGCTACCGTGGACTTGTTCAGGGTTGCGGATGTCAGAATCGCATCAACATCAACCGTTCCTACGGTGCCACCGTTTACATAGACGTTGCGGCCCTTCGGCGCGGTAAAGGTTGTGCCGATGTTTGTAAACTTCGCATGATACCACTCCGGACCATGATCCAGACCAACCTGACCGAAGATCTGATACTTCTCGCCTGCGCCCTGCTTTGCGAGCGCTTCCAGGAAGAAGTTACCCTTGCCCGGTACCGGCTGGAATACAGGAGCGATAACTGCCAGATCAAGCAGCAGTGCGGTACCTGCCGGCAGGCACTCGCCCTTCATCAGGAATACTTCACCGAGCGGAGTAATCACGCTGGAAAGCTTGATTCCATTGATTTCACGAGTAGCCGGAACAACGGTCAGACCGTTTGCGACTGCATCAGCATTGATCTGGTAAAGGGTTGTGGCATCAGCCCATACTACCAGACCATCGATCGGTGCATTCCCGTCATCGACACACTTCACTGCCTCCGCGATATCCCACAGGCCGAGGGGCTTGCCGCCCATATCGATTACGTTAGATGTTACAGCGGTGATAATACCACGGGTCTTGTTTACCTCATTATCAGCAGTAGCCTTGTTATAGGCACCGTTAATGAAGGTATACTCGATATCCCGAGCGATCTTCTGCATCTTCACAGCAACCTGGAAATCCAGCTCAGTCTGCGGATTCGCCTGCTGATTTGCGATGTTCGCTCCGGAAAGAGTGCCCATGTTAGACATCTTTCCGTAGGAAACACCTACGGATTCCTGGAAGATCTGTGTAACATTAGTCTTCTGCTCACGTGTTACAACCGTAGCATACGGAGCTGTCAGAGATGCAGCTTCACTGATGTTCGGCTGAGATCCGTTTCCGCCGCCGGAGTATTCCTGACCGGTAACGAATTCTACGTGATTAGTGGTCTTCGCTCTACTTCCGATGATGGAAGAAAGCGGAGTGCGGACGTTGCCCTTATTAAAGAGCAGTCCCGAGTAGTTCAGTACGCCAAAACTGGTAGCAAATACATCACTCATTGCTTTGTTCCTCCTTAATTAGTGTTTGTCCCGCTCTGGGCCTCCTGACCTTTCAGGCGGGTATAATAGGCGGCAGCAGTAAAATCACTGTTTGCCTGTGCCTCCGCGATCATCTTGTCATAATCGAGGGCTCCGCCGTTCGGATTCTCGGCTCCTGCTTTCGGGCGAGGGGTCTGTCCCATAAGCTCTGCTTCTTTTGCTTTCAGCTGCATCTCGGCAAATTTCCCCTGGATCTCGATCACCTTCGCCATATCTCCGTCAACCATAGCCGTTGCGGATTCCGAAGCGAGTTCCGGAGTATAACCCTGACCGAGGAGCTTTGCGGTATAATCAGAAATGGACGTGTTCCGTCTCAGTTCCGCATTTTCCTGTGTCAGCTTTTCCAACATTTCCTTCTGTTCTGCTGCGGCACGCTCATCTTCGGACTGCTTATCCTTGAGCTGTGATTTGTACTTAGCCGCTTCTGAATTTGCCTTATCGAGAAGATTCTTCAACTTTGCGAGATCGGAATCTCCCTTCTGCTTCTTTGCTTCCAGAGCTGCGGAGATCTCATCCTCCGTCATCCCTTCCTTATAAGCGTCACCGAGTAACTCTGATAGATAACTCATAGCGTATCCTCCTTGCGTTTGAGCGGTTCCCTCCGCATGATTTCTGTTTTATCCTCTTGTCTGAGTCTGCGATTAAGGTCTTCTCTGACCATCTATGTAAACGGGTATCCCCGTTTATGTTGAAAGTGTGATAAAGCACCGGCAGTTCACATTGTTTTCTGCGCTCTGGAAGTTTCCGGGATACAGGGCATAATCTCCGTCATACGTCCTGAAAAAGCTTCTGAGCGGTACCATGTTCCCTTCCAGATACCAGTGCGTGTCCCGTACCTTGTTATCGAGCATGGTGTTCCATGTCTTCCAGACGGATGCACCGGTGCTTTGCTGATACTGCTGCGCTCCATGCATCACGCCGCCATTCCAGATCCGGTGATACTCAGACAGGATCAGCACTCTTGCGGATCCTCTATCGCCTCTCGATATATGCACCGCAAGGCGATCCTCCCAATCCTTACCGTCAATCGTCAGATAGATCACTTCCATCATGTCATTTCGGTCTATATCCAGATCCTTTTTCAGCATCTCTCCTGCGGCCTGTACGCCTGCGTAATATGCATATACAAGGATTTCCAATACGTCGTGCTCTATCTTCTTTTTGCGGCTTTCCACAGTCAGATCCGCCGCATTCTCAAAGCTGGTATCGATGAGCTTATTAATCTCATCAAATGCCAGGATGTAATCATCCGTCTTACTCATTCCCTTTTCCTCCAAAAAGAAAAGGGACTACGAGTATTACTCATAGTCCCATTGGACGCTTATCACTGCCTTTGCCGTGACCTATTCCCTATTCTCTTTCATTTTCAGCTTACGCCGGATCTCTACGATGGTGATATTTCCCTGCTCCATGAGCAGCTCAACTCGATTCCCCTGTTTTAACAGGAACTCGATCGTCTCCACCATCTCCGGAGTCAGTTTCGGAGACTTCATTTTTCGCATCCTCCAACAGTTCGTTGTAGTATTTTTCAGACTTTGTATATGCAAGCTCCGAGTCAACAAACATACCGGAGTGCGAGAAGGCAAGCTGCGGATGGATCTTCGGATTCTTTAACATGAGATCGAGCACCTGTGCCTTCTGAACAATGTTCTCATAATTCCGGCGAGTGAACCGGATCTCAATATCACTGACTTTCAGTTCCATATTCCGCTTTACACGGCAGATATTGAGCATCATTTTCAGCATAAGCCGCTCGGACTTCTTAAACATGAGCTCCGATTTCTTCGCTCTTGTTTCCGCAGCGGACCATCCGTCCCTGAGTATCACAGCACTTCCCGTGTCGCTTGTACTGGATCCGCCATTGCGGTTCGGCATACCGCAGATCTCAAGCACTGTCTGATACATATCGTCCTTGAGTGTCTGTGTTTCGCCCTGACTGAGGTTATTTATCAGATACTCCACGCGTCCCTTGATCTGCGGATCCGTATCGGTAACTTTGAGTGCTCCCTGCGCCCGAAGCTCCTTAAACTGATCGGAGTCGATATCCACATTGTAGAAAACCATAAGAGCCTGGATGAACTGTTCCAGGCCATCCAGCCGGTTACTGTCCGCCAGGTTGATCGCATCGAGAATTGGCAGCACAATCTCGAAGGCACCCTGTCTCTCTTTGTTAAGCGGGTATTCTACAATGGGGATACCGCCGATGATATGGGGGACAACTGAAATAATCGTTCCATCTCCGTAAGCCGTACCGGAAACAATATCGAAATATTCCCGATCGGTATAGCAGGAGTAGTGTACATTGCCGCTATCGTCGGTTACATAGTGTACACCGAGCACGGACTTATTCCCGAGAGCGGTCGTATATACCACAAGGGTATTCCGCGGATCCATGGTGTAGATCTCGAACGGACTGTCGTCCTTTTCGCCGACCACGGTATCCGGAAGGATCATGCGGTAAGAGGTGCCGCAGATGTGCATCCAGTCCGCCAGTTCCATGTCCTTTGTGGCTTTTTCCTCAGCGAATACATATTCGTTGAGCTGATTCACGTTTTCTGCCAGCGTCTCATCCGTATCCCTGGATACATACTGGATCGGCTCACCCATGAGATATCCTGTCTTAAAGGACACGATCTCATTTGCCCGATTTTCCACGATCTTATTGCAGATCTCCGGCCTCACTTCCTTTATGCGGTCGAGTACCGGCTGCTTTCCGCGGTAATAATCCCAGAGATACTGTATCTGAGCACGGTTCTGTGCGTGATCGATCAGTGCTTTGTTCAGCACTTGAAGGACGTTCCCTGCGTTGACTTCTGTCACGTCCGTTTTTAATATGGTCCGGCCGATCATCCAGCCGAATTCACGCGGCATAAATACATCCACGGGTGCGTCCTCCTTCCGATGGGCATACTACCCACTACTCTAATCTTACTATACAGCCATATATTTTGTCTGACAATACAAATATATTGTGGTTTTGGTCAGAAACCACCTGTATTTTACCTATATTTTGTGGATTTTCGTCAAAACGGGCGCTTCACGACTTCCGCTTTGGTTCCGATCAGCGTCCTCAGCTCATTTTCGAGCAGAGATAAGCTGTCCGGCGCATCATCATGTGTTACCTTTCCGGACCTCACATAGGTAGTTACCTGCTGCATAAACTGCGCATAGGGCGAGTTCCGGTCATATGTGGACGGATCCCGAAAGTAAAAGTTTTTCAGGATATTATCCGAGGCAAATTCGATCCGCGTCTGCTTATTCGAGATGGTTCTCTTCGTCCGGATCCCGCAGGTGTATTTCTTATCTTCGAGAATCTTCTGCACGTCCCTCGCAAAGTACGCGCCGGCGTTATTGGACTCAAACGTGCAGGCACTCACCTTGTTATCGATCAGTGCTTTCGCACACTCCGGCTTCGTGATCTCCGGAGGCGAGTCATCAAAAACCACGTCAATAATATAGACCTCCGTACCGTAGACCGCCGCAACCGGAAGCGCACAGTAATCGGATCCCTTATCCGCTGTATCACAGACCGCGACAATGGTATCAGGATCCCGATCGACAGGAAGCTCAAAGAAGGTATTGAGTGCATCCTTCGGGAAGAGGATGCCTTTTGCCTCAAAGGGCTGCTGCTGGAACTCGGACTCCCACTGCTCCGCGGAAAGCATATCCCTCTGATCCCGGAAGTACTGCGTTGTGAATACCTTAACTCCCTCACGCGTATATTCAAAGTTACTCGTATCCGTTACCGGATCCAGCGCCGGAGTCTCCATGATCCGCATCCGCTTTCCCTGCTTCCGCATCTCTTCCTGCAAGTGCCCGATCGGATCATACAGCGAGTACCTGGTACCGCAGATGACAATGGGCGTTCCCTCAATCGCACGCCCTAAGATATCACCGGAGATCACTTCCCACTTATCGTCGAGCCGCTGCCGGTTCTTCGCCTCCTCGCGTCCTTCTACGGTATCGTCCAGGTAGAGCAGATTCGTGGCCTCGGAGAGACCCACCTGCCGCGCGTCGATCGATCTGCACATAACCGTCGGGAACCTTGATCTGTGCAGCAGGTTAATGATCTTCGTATCCGCATTCGTCTGCACAAGCTTACTGTCCGGGAAGATGTCATAATAGTGATACTCGTTCGGAGTCTGCATATATTCCAGGCATCCGGAGTAGAAGCTCTTTACCAGATCGTCTCCCGTTCCCTCCATCAGCGTAGACCGGTCCGGCTCCCTTCCGGAGAGCATATTCACGAAGTTTATCCCCATCTGCGACTTCCCGGACCGCTTCGGCATGGAGATGGATAAGAAATCCAACTTTCCTTCCAGCACTTCCTGATATGCGTCAACGTACCGTTTCAGATAATGCCGCCGCGGCAGATAGAACTGCTTGTCAAACGGTTTCCCGTACTCGACCGCCTGCATATAGTCATCAAAGAAGTGTGGAGCCGCAAATATGAGCTGCTTATAATTCAGATTGTCAAACTTCTCCGCCATCTCATAATCTCCCGAGATGGCAGCACGCTTCATGGCTCCCAGCACTTCCTTCCTCAGCTCGTGATTCCAGATGTGCGCAGCCTCAAAGTCCGTCCCTTCCAGATCCCTGCACAGCTCGAAGAGATCATCATACGCCTCAAAATCCGCTGGATGAGCGTCAATCTGCGCCCTGATCATGTCTCTTGTCCTCTCATAGTCCATAAAAACCCTCCTGCATAAACAAAAAGGGACCGCCACAAAGGCGATCCCAACGGATCCACAGACACTCAATGTCTGCCTAAAACCACCATCTGCTAAACGGCCAGTCCTCCGCCGCTTTCAGCCGGTTAAACGTCTTCCCGTCAACCCACTCCGTTACTTTCTTCTTTCTCCTCACAGTAAATCCGAGCATATTCTTACAGGTTACCGTCTTCTCACGCCGGATCTTATAAAGCATCTTCGGCCCTCTGTCCCATACGAGCCTTGCTCCTTTTGCCTTCATGTCCTCACCTCCCAAGGTTTTCTATAATCACCACTTCATTCTCATATGCCAGGATCTTCGCAGCCTTCGTGAGCCTTGTGTTCGTCATGACAATCGCCCCGTCAGCGCAGTAATGTCTCTTTGCCGCCAGCACTTCCTGCACGGCCGAGTTCCCCACGGGCTTCGAGTACAGCTTGCACTGCACAACCCACCGGCTCCCGTCTGCGTGCTCTGCCTCGATATCCGCTCCAAAGTCTCCGCTTGCTCTTGTTACCGCTGCCTTCCGGAAGCCGTGTTGCAGAAGATACCCGGCACACCAGTATTCAAACTCGTGACCCGCAGTGCGTGCCCGCTGCGGATCCGGAGCGCGGCGGTGCTCCTTTTGCTTTTTGCTTTTCCTCGGCCAAATCCAGAGTAAGAGCGGCGAAGTGAAGATAAAATAGATCGGCAGAAACATAACACCGATTTCTGTAAACACACAGATCAGGATACTCGGAGTATACAGGAGCACGGTGAGAAAAATCTTAGCTACCATGTCTTACCCCTCTTTCCGTTTCAGGAGAGCTTCGTGCTGACCCTCTACCCACTCGTCGCTCTTTCCGTAGCGATAATATCCTTCATACGTCTTCCGGTTATTCAGGATGCTCTGTACGGTACTGATCACAAACGGCTTTCCGTTCCTGGTGCGGTACCCTTCCTTGTTCAGGATATCTACAATGTCGAGCAGGACCGTTCCTTTATCTCTCAGCTCAAACGCCCGGAGAACCGCGTGCGCTTCGTTCCAGTTAATCACGAGCTGCTTATTCTCGACCTTGTATCCCATCGGCGCTCTCCCTCCGGAGTAGCCGCCCTTGCCGGCCTTTACCTTCCGCCCTGCACTGGTGCGCTTGTTTATGTTCTCACGCTCCATCTGAGCTACGCAGAGTGTAAATGCTTCCAGCATGTTTGCAAAGACACCCATCTGCCCGAAGTCCTCTGCCACGGAGATCAGCTTCACGTCCTTTTTTGTAAGCATCATCTTGTAGTAATAATAAATGTTTATATCACGGGCCACGCGATCACTCTTAGCCACGATCACTGCCTCATACGGAGGGTTGCTGATCTCGCCATAAATGATCTCATCAAACCCCGGGCGCTCTTTCGCACCGGATTCGCCCTCATCCTTAAACCAGCGGACGATCTCCATATCATTCTTCTCTGCATATTCACGGATCTGCCGCTCCTGCACTTCCAGACCGAACTTATCCTCTGCACACTGCCCGTCTGTTGAAACTCTGATATATCCGACTACTTTCTTCATATGCCCCTCCTTACGTTTATGCGTGTTTGTGTTTACGTTTACTATATCAAATGTAAATGTAAATGTCAATGCTTTTTTGTAAT